ATGTTCGAACGTGATGCAGATGGTGCCCGTGAAGCTACTGAACGCGGTATAAGGAACATGCGTTTTAAAGAGTTGATGGACTCAATTTGGTATGAATGTAATGATTGCCAGAGATTCGGCCAATCTCATGCAACTTACAAACTGAATGAAGCAGATATTGAAGAATTCCTTGATGATGTTATTGAGACATTACAAGCATATGGCTACGAGGTAACCTATGTGCACCCTAAGCTTGAAATCTCTTGGGTGCCCCCAGAAGAATAATTGAAAAACTGATGGGTTTCAGGATTTGTCAGCACTGTAACCCAACAGTTTTTCTGAACGGATGACCGATTTGTAAGGTTCAGCACCAACTACAGCCACAGTAGCTCCTGTTGATTTCTTCCCGGATGCGGTGGTACAGGTTTAACGCTGCCGGGCTTCATGATGATCTCTGACACGGTTTCATGAGATTTAAAGGTGCAGCTGCAATTTATGTTCTGGCACTGGTTATAACGCTCTTTAGTATTCTTAGATACCTGAAAGCTACTTCTCGTGTGTGCGGCATTACCACACATAGGACAATTCATCAGCGCTTAAGCCCAATCGCATTTTTAATTAATTATACTCAAACATTTATTTTGAGATACACCTCATTCCATTTGAAATGAATCACTTTTCACTTCCAACTCTATGCTGGTCGTGTAGCCGCTGTCGGCGCTCAGGCTGTGCGTCAGCGTGGTAATGATCCATTCGCCATCGTCAATCTGCTTTTTAAACCCTGTCACCTTTACCGGCATTTCGGTGTAAAGCTCAGCACGCCCGCGCGCCAGCTGGATCGAGAAGGTCGCTACACCGCGCTGCAGCCGTTCCCACTGCATTTTTGCTGCCCGCTCTGCGTTTGAACGGTTGGCATAGGTGCGGCTCAGCACCAGTACGTTTTCGTCGGTGCCGACGAGATAATCCCCCTGTTTCGCCTTCAACGCACGCACTGCATAGCGATCACCAATCTGGACTCTCACAGCGCGGCCCCCTTGTAATGCACGCTTTTCAGTTCGCTAATCTCTTTGCAGGTAACGCACAGCTCGACACCCGGCAACGCTCGGCGACGCGCTTCTGGGATAGCTGCATCGCATGACAGGCAGAAAAACTCACTCGCTCCTGCAGGACGGTGAATTGCCGTTGCCAGATTGCGCGCCAGTTCTTCCTGGACGCGCTGTTGAACCAGATCCATTGAGTCGGCCATTAGTGCAGCTCCCGTGATTGGTTCTCGAAGCGTACGGATTCTTTGTCCAGCAGTTCGATAATTTCAGCAGCTGACATTTCTTTGTTTCTTGCGTGAATCGCTAATGCTGCCAGGCGGACGGATACGGCCAGCGCATCATCTGATCGCTGCTCACTTTTGGCCTTACTCAGCATCGCGTTTAAAACTTCTGCATCGGCTTCAAAATTTCGGGTTTCAATATTTCGCATGTAACTCTCTCCAGAATTTGGGCAAAAAAATGCCCGGCGGGTTTACGCCATTTATTTATTCGGGTTAATTAATTTGGAAGCGTTAGCTTCTTGGGAAATAAACTCACGACTGCGCGAAAGTGATCCATTGCACCTATCAGCGCGGTAATTTCGTCACTCGTCAATTCACTGTATTCAACGTTGTGACGTTCTTTATTGATGTTTGCCAAAAAGAAAATGGCGCTCATCGCTCGGTTATTTTGTTCGTATTGTGGATCACGAGTATTACGCATATCACTGATGAATCGCTTTAGCTCATTACCGCAATCGCCGTGCATCATGGTGCGAAGTGCGGCAATATGATTAAGCGCGCTAACTCGCTGCCCGGCGCTCATTTGAACAGTGATGCTTTCAGCTTTGTATGCCATGTCGCTTTTTTCCTGTTGCCTGTTAAACCTGCCAGCAATTCGGCTTGAGAGTTTGCCGGGTGCCAGGGCCTGCCATTTTCAGTTGCAATCCAGCCGTGACCGAATGCATGTGAAGGGCTTTGCCGTTTTAAAAGCGGTGCCACTGAAAACGCCATAACTAAACAACCCCTATCGATGCGCCGATCCCGCTTAACACATCTGCAGTGCCAGCCATTGCAGGGTTTGAATGCACGCGCGTTTGAACGGCTATCGCAGCTAACGTCAGGCAACGAATGCCGGCATTAACGTTCTGCACAAATCCACGCCTACAGGCCGAGGTAAATTTCTTCTGACTCACAACGCCAGCAGCCAACTGTCCGACTTCGGCGGTAGCTTTGAGGACATAAGCCGGTAAATTCTCCCGCGCGATTTCGTTTACCGGCACGCATGGCAGGCATTGCAGTTGAGCCAATGCGCCATCAACCAGCGTTGAGTCTTCCGTCAGGTCGGTCAGGATCAGCATTTCACGAACGGTGAGCTGATGGACCTGATCCGGGTTTAGCTTATTACGGATGGTTTGCGGATTAAGCCCCGCCTTATTAGCCAGCTGGATGATGTTGTGCTTTGCGGAAAACGCGCGGCATGCTTCATCAAAATGGCTATGTGTGGAGACACTGAAATCAAACATGCTTAATACCTCACGTTATCCCAATATGGATGTATCAAGCCTGCATTGTGATTTCGCAGCCAGCAGCGGCTTCAATAGTGAGGGCGACCATGTTGATTTCGATAAGTCCGTTTAAGCCCTCTTTCTTCCTGATAGGCAAACGGTTCTCACGGTACATCTGGCGAACGGTGCCCTCCTTGTAACCTGTGCGACGGCAGAACTCTTAGACAGTAATGTACGGTTCCGAAATCACGAGATTGATTGATGGGCGCATTGAAAGTTTACGGGTCATGATGCACTATCCTCTGTTGAGTTCTTGCCAAGTCTATTCATCACTATTAAACACGTCTTGATACGACGAGTGGATATTAGGATCACAAATTGGAAAGTTCAACGAAAGATTTTACGAGTCGTAAAGCACCAACTTTACCAGAGGGTGGTAAAGACCCGATTGAGCGTATCGTTCAGGCATACGGCTTTTCATCTCGACAAGCGCTATGTCGGCACTTAGATGTGTCACAGAGCACGATGGCTAACCGCATAATGCGTGGTAACTTTCCGGCTGATTGGGTTCTGATCTGCTCGATGGAAACCGGTACTTCTCTTGAGTGGCTGACCTATGGCCGCGGTGACTCGAACATCACAAATCAAGATCAACCATCAACCAAAATCGAACTTAAAAAAATCACAAATGGGAACTTTTCATCATCTGATTGGGTTGAATATGACGCTCAGCTCTTACCAAGAGATGTTAAAGCTCCTCTATTAGTACATTTCGAGAAACAGAATTACCTGGTTGATATGACCGCCGCAGAGATCACCGACGGGCTTTGGCTCATCGAGATTGATAAGCTCATTAGCGTTAAAGAGCTTTACCGGTTTCCCGGTGCACGCATCCGCGTAGAGAATGGAAAAGCCTCATTTGAATGCAATGCAGACGACATCAAGGTTTTGGGCAAAGTCGTTGCCCGCACTGAGTACCTTTAAAGGCGGATGATGGCGATAAACAAATTACCCAATGGGAAATGGCAGGTACAGGTTTTCCCAAACGGCCGTGACGGCAAAAGGATTCGCCGCCAGTTTGCGACAAAGGGCGAAGCACAGTCTTATGAGAAGTTCGTCAAAGAACAGACTCAAGATAAGCCTTGGTTGGGAGAGAAAGCAGATAAGCGGCGGGTAATCGAGCTAGTTGAACTGTGGTTCAACACTCATGGCATTACATTGGCGGATGGTGAGAAGCGGCGAACCACAATGGCGTTCGCCTGTGAAGCGATGGGAAACCCACTCGCAACCGAATTCAACGCGAAGATTTTCGCGTCTTATCGTGAGCAACGGTTAAGCGGGAAGATTACTCGCTCAAGCCGAGTGAAGGCGGTTACACCGCGAACGGTTAATTTAGAGCTGGCGTATTTCAGGGCGATGTTTAACGAACTACGCCGGTTAGATGAATGGACCGCACCGAACCCGTTAGAGAACGTGCGCGAGTTTAAAATCAGTGAATCGGAGATGGCGTATCTCACCATTGATGAGATCCGCACGTTACTCGCCGAGTGTGAAAACAGCCGTTCAAAGGATTTAACGACAGTTGTTAAAATCTGCCAAGCAACTGGAGCACGTTGGAGTGAAGCTGAAGGTTTGAAAGGGAACCAGATTCACGCCGGGCAAATCATCTACGTGAAAACCAAAGGTAAGAAAAACCGAGCGGTGCCAATCAATGAAAAATTGCAGGCTGAACTGCCATCCAGCAGGAAAGCGCAGGTGCTGTTTAAACCATGCTATTCAGCCTTTAGAAAGGCCATGCAACGCGCTGGCATCGAGACGCCCTCTGGACAGCTGACGCACGTTTTGCGCCACACATTTGCGTCTCATTTCATGATGAACGGTGGCAATATTCTTGTGCTTCAGCGGATATTGGGGCATACAGATATTAAAGTTACAATGAGGTACGCGCATTTTGCCCCGGATCATTTGATTCAGGCTAAAGAGCTTAACCCCTTGGAATTTACTGATGTATGAGGCCCCCCTTTTCTAGAGCAGTGCCTAATAAAACAATAAAACTCAGTTAAATAATGGGTGCCACTCGACACCCATCTATGAATTTAAAGCAAATTAAGTCTATTCAAAATTTTCGTTTTTTCAGCATTCAAGGCCTTATCAGTAATATCAATGGCCGGTTGAAATATATTCATGTCCATTTCGAAATGATTGAATTCATTTAATAAAGTCTTTTTCGACATGAAGAAAACACGGTTCTGAACTTTCTCAACTTCATCTCCTTTAAATGAAGCATATATGATACTGGATAACATATCTGACCTTTTAGTATTAATGTTATATTTTTCAACCAAACGTTTCTCAACGCTTAACCTCAGAAACAAATATGTAAGAGTGTGCCTGAGGGTTTTTGATAATAAAGGATATTCAAGTGATTTTAGAGGATTAAATCCTTCATAATCCCAATTTATGATATCTGCGGCGGATAATTTGTGCTCTTTTTCCAGAACATTATCTGAAAATAGTTTGTTATATATTTTTTTCACGTCTATTTTTTCTTCACAATAGCCATGCATCAACTGGGTCAATTGATTTTTTTCTTCAATGTATCCATTAAGTTGACATAAACCACGCATGAAAGGTACTAATGAAACCACAAATTGCTCTTCATTATTAACCTCATGCTTTATGTCACCTCTCAATAGATTGAGAAACTCATATATATATAAAAGAATGGTCATCTCTTTTGTTACTATTGGCGTGAAACCATTATTCTCCCCTGCGACATTATTAAAATAATAAACATTCGAACATTCTTTTTCTTGATGCTCAAGAAGTTTTATCAAGTCGGTGTTATGGGTGAGTATAATAGTCTTTTTATTACGAAGAAAACTCAAGATTGCATAAGCTAATTTGTTTTTATAAATTGAGTCGAAACTTGAAATTGGATCATCAAGAATAATAAGCTTTGAATTAGAATTCTTAGCTTTAAGTAGCTCAAAAGCAAGTGAAAGGAAGTTCTGTTCTCCGTTGCTGAGCTCTAAATCCGTCCTTTTTTTATTCAGGAAGTCTTTTCCTCCTAACATCAATCTTATATTTTTATTATCGTCTCGTTCCAATGATATCTCTCGCTCAAGAGACTCATTAAGAAACTGTTCAACAAAAAGAATATCCTCACTACTAAACGCTGGCTTATTTTGCAGTAGCTTTGAATATTCTGACTGATTCTTCTGTAACTCATACCCTTTTGAAATTGTAATAAAATCATACTTTAAAAGTTGCCAATAAATATTTTTGTAATGATTAAAATCCTCAACTAGCGCTTCAATCATCTTTTTGTCTGCACTTCTGATAGCAAGCCTAACTGTTTCTTTAATTTTAAATGGGTCGGCACCACTCAAGTTTTTTATGATTTTTTCAGCTATCCTTTTCTCTTGATCATCCATCTGATTTGTTGTGTTTTCATACTGTTGTTTTTTTTCGGCTAGTTTGATTACAGGATCAAGCGCATGGTCGCAAACTAAGCATTCATTTATATAATGAAATTTTTTTAATAATGATAGAGCCTCACTCTGCTCTTCCAATTTAACAAAACCCTCTTCTCTTCCATTGAGCTTGAAATTATAGCTTGAAAGATTGCGAATTATAGAATCGTCACTTGCATAATCATTTATAAAAAAACTGAATTTAAGCTCATCATAATCTGCAACTTCATTTATATCTTGCTTATATATAGTATCAATGAAGTCTTCACGGTTTATTTTTCTTCCTCTTGATTTATTGTTGGCCACATCAGAAATAAAATCCTTTAACTTTTTATCTTGAATTACACCATCAAAATTAGTGCTAACCTTTGATATTTGATATTTACGTTTCAATATATCAACAAGGTCTTTCTCGAAGAGAAGAGAAAATGCAGAATTCAACTTTTCTTTAAGTTCATATTCTTTTTTTATGTCATCGCCAAGTATAAAGTCTTGGGTCTCTCCCTGAATTATATTCCTATCATTTTGATCTGATATAACATGGGCTATTTTTGGTGTTTTATGTGTGTGTTCTTCATCATCAACGAATATAATATATTCTGAGCCAACCTCTTGATTCAGCACTTTAGAAAAACTAGTTTTACCTGTACCATTAGGCCCGTATAAAATACACGTTCGCTTTTGGCCAAATTCTAATTTGTTATTTTTATCCAAATTAATAAATTCATCAGTGAATATCTTTCCTTTCTTTATCTTTGAAAAAACGATTTTCATAAGACCTCCATGTAATTAATTGATTAAAATTAACTAAATTGATTTAGTAGGGTTTTGCTAGGATTAAATCTATGAATATATTTATCATAATTTGAATCGTAATTGGGTGTTTAAAATCCCCAATCGGCACATACAGACTAAAAAACTAAGCAAACACATAAATGAAAAACAATTATCCACTTATTAACTCAAAAATGGAGTATGTGATTGGAATCTTTTAATTTTGGTAATAGTAAAATTACCATTTGTTTTCATTTCATACTTATTGGTTTATTGGAAACTTTGAAAAATCCGGCATATAATTTAATGCATTGAAAATAAACAATTTATTGATAAGAAATAGTGATGAAAATTAGCATTGATTTCTTATAAACCTGATTAAGTTCTGATGTTGGAAAGTTGGAACTAGGTTCAATTCCTGCTTGATAACTATCCTCACATAGTCACAGGCAGGATTCTCAATAGGTCGTCCTTTTTTTGGCAGCAAAGTGGCAGCAGAGCGCAACGCTATATGCCACTTTTCATCAATATACGGCCTAATAAAAAAGTTAAAAATCAGTAAGTTACTGATTGCACAAGCTTCGAAATGGGACTCATAATCACTTGCTCACTGACTTAAGTCTAACGAAAATGGAGCTTGTAAAGTTAGCCAAAATTTCAAAATGACTTGCTGGGGTAACATTCAATTTTTTTCGCTTACATCGATAAACAGGTTGCAGCAAAACACGATATTACTGTGAGGCATTTAAAATGGTAGATATAAATCCTTTATTTAAAATTAAACCCACTTACTATATCTTACATAAACATAAGCAACAATACCGACCCAGGCAACCACAAACCCCATTGGATAAAATGGAACAAATCGCACAATAAAACAAGCGCCAACAACACTGGCTATAATCGGTGCAAGATAGAAAAAAGATTGGATTAACCATACAATAAAAAGCTTCATTTACTCAAACTCCATCAAAGCCTCAGCTATTTTATCAAACTTGTAATGGCCACATTAAAAACTTCACAATAGCGAAATTTAGCTTTTTCCATTTACTACACATATAATTAACTCAACATTTCACCCACAAATTTATCCCTTCGGCTCAATTCCCCTTGCCTTTAATGCCTCCCTCGCCAGATTCTTCAACCAGTTTGCTAAACTAATTCCTTCTTCAGTTGCAACCTCATTGAGCTGTTTTTTCAAGGCATGATCAATGCGCATTTGAAATTGTGGGGACTTGCCTCGACCTTTTGGTTTTTTTTCACGCATTATGATTGACATGTATTGACCTATTCCCTCATTTTAATCCTTTAAAAGACCACACTAACATGAGGCCTTTTATGAGAGCAACGCCCCGGCAGTGATGCAACACATACCGGAGCGTTTAACCACAACGTTCAGTGTTAAGGAACAACGCTATGGCTAATACCGATAGTAACACAACCGCCCATCATCAAATCGTGGACATTCAGCCAGTTATCGAATCTGCGATCTCAAACCTCTTGAAAACGCCGCTCGGCACCACGCACGATCTCTTTCAGGTGCTGGATACGTGCGTGCGCTATGTCGATGCCCTGGTGGAATGTAACGAGCTCGCAGCTCGCATGGCGCTATGCGGTCGCCTGCTTGCTGCACTGGAAGTCCTGAGGGTTCTGTTGGACCAGCCACTGCCAGAACACCTGATTGAGCGCCTCACAGTGGATAAAGTTGAGCATAAAGCCTGTCGAAGCGGCGGTTCGATTGATTCAGAAGAGATGCGGCAATATTGCAGCGCATTGACGTTAGTGTTGCTAAATCAGCAGGCCTCGACGGATTTGCAGAAACATATCACCGGCTTGTTATTCCAGATGGTTAACATTATGAGTGACGACTTAACCGCGCCTCGCTTTTTGCGAACAGAGTCGGGGCTGGTGATGATTGAGAGCAAATTTACACATATCGTTCACTGATTTTGGACCCTTCCCTTCTTCCGCAGGGAAGAAGGGAATTCGCATGCAAAATTTAAAATATCACTGTTGACTCACTCTCAGTGCCAAAATGCTTTATAACCCTGAGTTTTCTTCTGCCGAAAATACCGCCACGATTCATCTCCATTCACTGGACATATATTTTGTCGTGCTGACACTCCTGGAATCTTTTCATTCCCGTACAGTTATTGCCACTGTCCCCAAGGGCCCGCGCGCCCTACCCGCCGTACAGTTATTAACAGAACTCCCAGAGGGCGCTGTCGCCCCCTTAAACGTCAACGGCTCGCTGGCCTTCAGCCTCATCTCCCTGCGATCCCATCCAGGCCGCAGCCATAAAAAAACCCGCTTTCGCGGGTTGGGCTTACAGCAGCTGCGGTGACGGATTATTGCTGCCTTTTGCCATCATCGGCACCGTATTGATCTGCGCCGGTTCGACGATAATCCCGGACACGCTCTCCAGGGTTTTAAAGGTACAACTGCAGTTAATGTTCTGGCACTGGTGATAACGTTCTTTCGTCTCTTTCGAAACGTAGCGACTGCTTTTCGTATGGGCGGCGGTCTGACATTTTGGGCAATGCATCATGGTGGTTCTCCTCTCTGGCATACAACAACATTAGCCAAAGACTAAACAAAAAGCAACTTAAATTAGACTTAATCTAACCAGCCTGTTTTTCCACTAAGATGTAATCCACGTTTTCAACCATCAGCTCCAGGTTCAACAAGGTGGTAAATCCACTTTTATCGATGGTATGCACGATATTGGTAATCAGCCATTTTTGATTATCGATGACCGATTTAAAGCCCTGGGCTTTGACCGGCGTTTCAGGAATCAGCTTTGCAGCGCCCAGTGCCAGTAGGATCTTCAACGTAGCCCGGTTACGTTGCAGATCCTGCCACTTCGCTTTAGCCGCCTCCTCTGCTTCCTCCTGGCTACTGAAGTGCGTATTCAGTACATACAGCTTCTTATTGCTGCCAAAAACATAGGTTTTTCCCGGGTCTTGTTGCCCGATTGTGGGGGTATTTTTGGCCGCCGGATGGACAGGGTTCACCGCCGGTGTTGCTGGCGGTATCGTGTTGACGGTTATCCCTTTCTGCTGCGCCTTTTTCTGATCGTACCATTTTGCTTCAACGCCACTGTAATCGTCGCGCTTAAACAATTTGTACTCATACTTATCGCCATCCTGTCGGTTCAGATTCAGGAGTGGAATCGGCTTTCCGCTCACGGTCACGCCCTGCCCGGGGGGAAAGAACAGTAGCGTCTTATCTTTTATTGCCGCCACCGCGCCAACCAGCATAGCCAGCCGGGTAATGAACGTGCCGTCCGTTTCCTGCGTCTGATCGATATGCTTAATCTTTTTTTTGGCTATCTCCGGCCGCACGTCGGAGGTGAGTCCGTTACGTTTCGCGATTTTGTCCACAACCTCGCCAACCGTCATGTCTGGATATGAATCAGTGATTTTAACATCGAGCGAACCGCTAAAATCGGCGCTTCGGGCGACAACCGTTATCGTGTCCGGCGCGCCCTGGTAGGTGACCTGATCAATGATGTAGGAGCCTTTATCTGCAAGCGGCTGCCCCTTCCAGCCTATCTCTAAGACCACTTTCGCGCCAAAGGGCGGCATGACCAACTGGCCGTCACTGTCGTCGAGCACCAGGTCCAGCTGATCGACCTCCAGGCCGCGGTTGTCCGTCAACTTCAGAGAAATCAGCCGTGGGCGAATATCTTCCGTTTTATCCTTCGTCTCAATTTTGATAGTAAAGTCCGGCGTAGGCGCAACGCGCAGGGGCACCGGAATCGGGACGATATCGCTCATCTCAGCGCCCTCCATTCAGCGCAGAAGTGGCGCTATTGATGACAGAGCCGACCCGTTGCGCTGCGTCGCTGACCCGGTTTTGCAGTTCTTCCGCCTGCCTTTTTAAGTCCCCGAACATACTGGTTAGTGAATCGTCTACCCGCATCAGGTTGAGGGTAAAGCCTATCTTGCGCGCGCTGCCGTCGCTGTAGAACTCCGTATGCGTGGCCGAGAAATCCGTCACAACAAACATGCCGTAAATAATGCCATTGCCGCCAATTAGCGGCCACGCCAGCCCTTCATCGGCCATGGCCTTCAGCGCCAGCAGCGTGACATTGCCGCCGGTGATTTCAGGCCGGAGCTCGCCAGACAGCTTGATTTTATCGTCGCCGCCGCCCAAAAACTGGGTCGACTCACGACGCCCCACGCGGCTGTTTTTCGCCCAGCGATAGGTAATGTCATGCTGTAAATTGTCGAAGGGAAGGGTTTGCCGTACAAACGGCATCATGCCTAATATCATCATCATGGTTAATTAATCCAGACTAAACATGGAGTTATAGCTATGGTCAGACGTGGACCACGGCGATACCGTGGAAGCCTGCGCAACGGCCTGTCCAATCGCCTGAGGCTCACCTGTCGCATAGATATTGTTGGTGACCGTGTGCTGACGGTTATCCACGTTTGAATTGTTAACCGAGGGCAAAGGCTGATTGAGCGTGCTGTTCAGGCTGGCACGCGATGCGGCCGGACGGGCATCCGCGTTATCCTCATCCTCTTCATCCTGCTCACGCATTTTGGGCGGAGGCAGCTTGTCTTTCACCTTGTCAGATTTCTCATCGATGATGCCAAGCTTGCCCAGCACCCAGTCAATGCCGCCTCGCAGCTGATTCAGGGCTTCACCGGGTAATTTGAGTGCCGTCGCCAGCATATTGCCGAAGCGCTGTCCCATCTCACCTGCCGAGGCCAGTTCCTGCTGAGAAAACTTCACGGGTTCCAGCAGCTTTGAGAACCAGGCCCCCAGCTCGGACACTTTATTGCTGAACCACTCAAATACCGGCTTCAGCGGCGCGAACGCGTCGCTTATCGGCCCCATCGCCGCACTGAAGCCCTGAGCGATGCCGCTGATAAAGGCGCTAATCGGTTCCCAGTACTGATAAACCAGCATGGCCCCCGCCGCGATAGCGGCACCAAGCACCACCACCGGCAGCGTGATCGCTCCCAGCGTGGCCGTAATCGCGCCGCCGATGATGGCAAATGCACCGCCCAGCAGCTCTACGCCCGCCATGATGGTGCTCAGCCCGCTAATGACCGGCCAGGCAATGTTCCCGACGCTGGCCAGGGAATCCACCAAGGTCAGCCCACCGGCCGCCAGCGTCAGCAGGCTGTCAGAAAGTTGAGGATTGATATTCATGACGCCGGTCAGAACGGACTGTACGGATAAGCCGTCCTGACTGATAGCTTGCAGGTTGGTATCCACAGAGGCATCTGCTGCAGGCGACTGGGCAGCGGGCGCCTGAGACAGCTGATCCAGCCGGCCACTTGCCGCGCCCTTCATCAATGCTGCGGCAGGTGCGGCGCCCTGTTCACCAAATATTGCCTGCAGATAAGTGGCCTGCTGGGCAGCGTCGAGCTTGTTTTTCTCAAACGCCGCCTGCACCTGGCTGAGCACCGCGAAAATGGGCTGACTGTTGCCCTGGTCGTCAGCGGTTTGCACATTCAACGCTTTAAGCGCGCTGTCTGCGCTGGCATCAGGCGCCTGAACGTGCGTTAACATCGCACTGGCACCGGCGCCTGCCTGGCTGCCCGTTATACCGTTTTCCGCCAGCACGCCCATCATGGCCGCAGTCTGGCCAATGCTTACACCGGCGTCCTTCGCGGCTGGCCCTACGGCGACCATCGCCGTCTTAAGTGCGGCAAAATCGGTTGTTTTATTGGCAAAGGTCGATGAGAGCACGTCGCCTAACTGACCAACCTGGTCATCTGCAATGCCGAACGCGTTTTTAATATTGAGCACCAAAGACGCGCTTTCTTGCATGCTACGTTGCGTCGCGTTTGCAAGGTTAGCTACTGCCGGTGCTGCAGCTTTTGCCTCACCCGATGAGCCACCCGATTGCGTAATCGCCGCGCGGGCTTGCACAACCTCATTTGCAGGTGACAGATAATCGATAACTTTGCGCCCCTTCTCGACAAAGTCTTTGGCTTTCGAACTGGCGCTTTGTACGTTATCTGCCAGCGCCATGCCCGCACGGTAACGTTCACGGGTGCGGTTGAGCTTGTCCTGACGCTGATTTAGCAGATTCATGGACTCACCCTGCGCATTAAGGGTGGATGTCGTGCGCTCTGTTTGTTGATTTAGCTTCTGGCGCTCGCTGCTCAACCGGCGCGTGGAAATTCCCGCCTCGTTCAGGGACTGGCGCTGATCCTGTACTGACTGACGCAGTTGAAGGTTTTTTTGCTGCAGCGCGTTAGCCGACTGACGCAGCTTATCCAGCGCCTGGGTTTGTTCCGCGGTAGGGTTTTGAGTGTTTTTAAGTTGAATGGCGAGTGCCGCTGCTTCTGCCCGGGTATTTTTAAGATTTTGTTGGGTCAGCGTCAGTTCTTTGTGGGTTTCACGGAACCCTTCAATCTGCGCGGATTTAGCATTGAGCTCGTCCAGGCGATCCTGCGTTTCCTGAATATCCGCAGACAGCTTTTCGGTTTCTTTACGTACGGCATTGAACGGGCGCGTAGCCCGATCAACCGCTTCCAGCAGCACTTGCAGCTTGAGCGTGTTACTCATCTGAGGTTACTCCACTGCGGATCATCACTCTATGCCGCCAGTCGAGTAACTCTTCCAGCGACATGGGATACATTTCTGAGGGTGGCCAGTGAAAAACGCTGGCAATATCGGCCATCAGGTCATTGACCGTCAGATCGCGGGGCCAGCTTACGCGGCCGATTTCGCTGACAAAAAACCAATCACCTTGCCGCCCAGGGCAATCAGGTCAACCGGGTCCAGTGCATTGCACTCTGCTTTGGTCAGCGATGGCATGGTGATGCGGGGCAGCACCATCAACAGGGCATCCACATCGGACGAGGCCAGGTCAGCCAGCCGCACACCGCGCAGCGCGCCGGCGGTCGGTTTGACCAGCTCAACCTGAGCGATCACCATATCACCACGTGAAATCGGGCTTTCCAGCACCACCAGGTTTTCTTTCAGTTCTGGCTTATCAAGCTGTTCCATTTTTTCTCCATCCCAATCAAGAGAGGCCAGCGCTGGACGCGCCGGCCGTTGTTATTACACCAGGCCGAGGTTTTTACGGCGCTGTTCCAGACGATCGACGCCGTTGACCTTCTCCACCATGTTGACGGTGTCGATTTCAATCAGCTCTTTGCCATTCCAGGTCAGTTTGAAATAGGTGTTTTTACTGGTGATTTTGGTTTCGGTGTTTTCGCCCTGTTTGGCTTCACCGAAGTCAAAGGACTGGTGCTTACCGCGTACTTCGATTTCCACGGCGATTTCTTCGCCGGTGTCATCACGCTGATAAGAACCGGTGAAACGCAACGGTACGTTCGCCATCGCGCCCCACTGGCTTAATACCAGCTCATCCATCCCGCCCAGCGTCCACTCCATATCGAGTGCCGCATCGTCCAGGCCGTTATCAATGAATGCCGCACCGTTCATACCGCCGGCGCGGTAGGTATCCAGCTTGCGTGACAGCTTCGGCAGCGTAACTGCGGTGACGATGCCCTGATAGCTGTTTGAATCGTTGAAGAGGTTCAACCCCTTGAGTTTACGTGGCAGTGCCATTTATCCGGCTCCTTAGCTGTTTACGGATGCGGCGAAGTTCGCCAGATAGGTATCGGTGATGCGCTGACGCAGGGTCAGATCTTCCAGCGGCGGCACCGGCGTGTAGTCGTAATCGATAAACAGTTTGCCCGCTTTCAGGCTCTCTTTATCGTTGGCGCTTTCGTCGTACCAGCAGTTGGCGCCCAGCAGATAACCGGCGCTGACCAGCTCACGGAACTTGGCATTGATACCGGCGATGATTTCGCGTACCAGTACTGGCGTCAGCGGTTTGTCGTTGGCCCACATGTGCGCTTCCGCCATGGTATCGGCCAGCACCTGTGCTGAACGGGTGTAGTTTTCAAAGGCAAAAAGTGGATCGTCACTGCAGGTGCGGTTGCCCCAGAAACGGAAACCGTCCTTGCGAATCAGCGTGGTCACACACTTTTCGTTCAGCAGATCGGCATCGGTGCCGGTCTGTTGCAGATCCCAGAAAACATCTGCAGAGATACCCGTCACGCCATTGACGCCCACGTTAGACAGGGTTTTATGCCAGCCGGTGTCGTTGTCAATTTTGGCGCGCAGGCCCAGCGCACGTGCGGTGGCATAAGACATTTCAGATTTATTGGTTGCCGTGTTCCAGGCAATAAAATCTGGCCAGATCACCATCAGCTCGCGCTGGCTGAAGTTTTCGCGGTACTTCATGGCGTCAGAGATGGTTTTGCTGTTCCAGGCGGACACGTAGGCAAAGCCACGCAGCTGCTGGGCAATGCTGGCCAGCGCTGTCGCCACTTCCAGCGAATCCAGACCCGGCACGCCAAGAATGCGCGGTTTAACACCCAGCTGCGTTTGCGCGCTGAGCAGCGCCTTCATGCCGGTGTATTTACCGTTCGCATCCGTCGAGCCAATCAGGTTAGAGGTGGTTTCAGCCTGGCTCGCGCCTTCTGCTACGCGAACCACGACGGTTACCGGCTTCGCCTGGTCAGCAATCGCCTGCAGCGCGGCTGCTAACGTGCCTTTGGTGCCGGCTTTACCGATAGCTGCCTGCACGTTGGTCAGCAGAACAGGTGTGTTAAGAGGAAATGCCGTTGCATCAGCATCTTCTGCGGTGCAGATCATGCCAACAATGGCGGTTGAAACTGTTGAAATGGTGCGTGTACCGTCATTGACTTCGACGACGCGGACACCGTGATGAAAATCAGACATCTGTAGCACTCCGTGTTGTGGGTGTGCTCAGAGTGTCAGGTCAGTGAAAAGGATGCATGCGATTGCGGTTTGCTGATCGTTCAGTAAGAAGAACCGCGTAAATGGTGCTGTTTTGGCGCTGGAATATAACGATAAATGGTTTTGGTTGAAACATCTAATACGAGTGCAACCTGATGAAGCGTGGCGCCATTCGCCATCATGCGTTCCGCTCTGGCAACGACTTCCGGTGTCATAATGCGCCGGCGGCCACCAATGCGTCCTTTCTCACGCGCAGCGGTCAGGCCGGCACGCGTTCGCTCGACAATCAATTCGCGCTCCATCTCCGCCAGAGCGCCCATCACATGAAAGAAAAAACGGCCCATCGGTGTGCTGGTATCGATGCTGTCCGTGAGGCTACGAAAGTTTACCCCGCGTTCGCGCAGCTCTTCGGTGAGCATGACAAGGTGACGCATGCTGCGGCCTAGTCGATCGAGCTTCCATACCACCAAAGTATCGCCCTCTTTTAACGTCCGCAGCGCCCGCTTTAAACCAGGCCGTTCACTGGTCTTACCGCTGATTTTATCCTCAAAAATCTGTTCACAATTTGCGCTCTGCAGCGCATTCCGTTGCAAATCGGTGTTTTGGTCATTTGTTGACACCCTGACATAGCCAATCAGCATCGTTTTTTCTCCGGTAAAAGGTGAGGAGTTTGCCATTGTGCAGGTGAGGCGGGCCAGGGGTTTGTTTCATCAAAACCTCGGTTTTGTAGAAGCGGTCCAAAATGAAATTTCGCGCTCTCGAGGCGTTAAACAATTCATCAGTAGCGGTAAGTTCCAGGTGCCTGATGGTGTAACGACTATTTATCTATCCGGATGTGCTGGCGGCGGCGGCGGCGGTGGCGGCGGTTGCCGAACCAACACCAGTGAGTTTGGCGGTGGTGCTGGAGGTGGTGGTGCTGGGCAGTCAGTTATCAAGCGCGCTATAACCGTTAAATCTGGAGAGATAGTTGATGTGATTATCGGGGCGGGTGGTGTCGGTGGAACCACGTCAGTAAACTCAGATGGTAAGGCTGGGGGTACTGGTGGCAATACTGTTTTTGGCAGTTATTTGACCCTTATCGCCGGTCAGGGTGGAGACCCTGGTGGCGGTGGTTCAGCACAGTATGGCGGGGCTGGCGGAGGGGGATATCCTCGGGGAAGCTCCGGCGGAGATGGTGCGGGTGATAGTGGCAAAACTCTCTTAGTCATTGGAACGGGAAATAGCGGTGCAGGCGCATCTTGCCCATTCGGTGGCGGCGGGGGTGCAGTGCGATCTTCTGGTAATGGCAGTGCTGGGGGCCAAAATGGTTACGTTGGCGATGGTTATGGTGCCGGCGGCGCAGGTGGCTCAACTGGCATTAATGGTAAAGGTGCTGTAGGTCAGCCCGGAATCCTCATAGTGGAGTGGTAACAGATGACTAATTTCGCACTTATTCAAACAGGTAGTAATTATGTCGAAAATATCATTATCAGGGACAATGAATTTGATATATCCGGCTTCACCATGGTGAAAATAGAAAGTGGTGTTTTTTGCCAGCCAGGTATGTTTTTAAATAAAGCTGATGATTTATTTTATCAAGACAAAGGGTTTAGTATGATCTATCCATCAGCGAAAGAAAAAATAATTTATTAGTTAAAATACTTTCTTAACAAAGAGTTATAATTCTCGACCTATTTGCCTTAAGCTGGTTTAATGTAAATGTTGAGTTTACCTACGGCTTCATGATTTTTTGTTAATGCATTTTTTAAGCGATTAATAGTGCTTAGCTTTCAAAAAAACCCGCGTATGCGGGTTTTTAATTATAGGATGCTAGTCTTTTTTTCCGGAATGAATGTGTTGTTTATATAATTCCAGCCTTCAGATATTTTCACCCCGCTTGCTGTAATATCCACCCACTGCATATCGGGATGGAAAAGCTTTGTGATTTTTTCCTCAGTGGAAAATAGTTCTTTAACTATATTTTTTTCAATTCTTGCATACGTTTTCATGCATATTCCTCAATGATAATCAACCCATCGCCCCCATTCCCACCAGTTTGAGCAGATGAATTACTAACGGAAAATCCTCCGCCTCCTCCTGAACCCAATGCGCCTGGATCACCGGAAAAAGCTGAGCCGGCAGCCAAGGGATTCCCTCCCGCACAAAAATACGATGCACCGCCGCCTCCACTCTCATAGCCCGAGCTTAAGGTTATAGCAGGGGTTCCTGCAGAGCCTTTAACGTTCATATGATTACCGCCATAACCCTGGCCACCTCCACCATTTGAAAGCAGGCGATTCTCTCCATAGTTAAATGCAGTTCCGCTCGCAGCTCGGGCACCACTTGATGCGGAAAGATATCGTCCAAAACTACTGCTTTGTCCTGATTGCGGCTCATTACTTCCTACTCCGCCTGAACCACCTTTGCCAACCGTGATCAATATGGGAAATTCGAGCTCATCAACTGAATACCAAGAGATTGCGGTGCCGCCTGCTCCACCACCAGAACCCACAGCTCCCTGGTTGGTTCCAACGGCGGCAGTGCCACCCCCACCGCCGCCTCCACCCGTAACGATTATTTTTAGCAATCGAGCAGCCGGCTTAACGTAAGTCGTACTTTGGCTGAATAGATTTACTTTCAACAATCGGCCCAAAAGCATTTCATTTAAACCGAGGTTTTTATCCAAATGCAATTGTTGATAAAAAGCCTGAAGCATCCTAAAAACCTAGTTTGGGAGAAGGCTCTGCTTTGCCGGTTGGGGTGCCTGTTCCATGGCCGTCCGCGAACCCGCCAACTGGTTGGTTAAAATGTAATGGTGCTGCTTTTAGTGCTACCGAATATCCATTTCTGGCAAAGGCCTATCCATCGCTTAAATTACCGGATTTACGTGGGGAGTTTATTCGTGGATGGGATGATGGAAAGGGTGCTGATAGTGGACGTTCAATTCTTTCATGGCAAAAAGGATCCTATCTTATTCAAGAGACTGCACCCGGCGTTGATAGGGTGGTTCAGTTCTCCTTAAATAATATCAATTCACTAGGATGGGATAAAACTGAGTCTAATGGAGACATTATCCGGGCCAGAAGTGCAGGAGACTCTTCAACAGGAACTTGGAGTGCAAGCCCTACAGGGGGAGATGGAACACAATATTTAGGATATACAAGACCTCGAAATATCGCATTAAACTATATAGTGAGGGCTGCATAATGACGTCATTTAGGAACGTCGATTTTGATCAAGATGGAATTGCAGAAACATCTGTAAAAATCACCATTTATAACTTTAAATCTTCAAGTGGATTATATTTTGGTTCGGCTGAAGAATATATCACTCAGGGTGTTGGGTTACCTGCCCATTTAACCCTTATAGCTCCTCCATCAATTGGGTCAGGAAAGTTATATTTATTTTCAAACGGAAGTTGTCATTTAGTTGAAGATCATAGAGGCGAAATTGTATTTGATATAAAAACAGGTGAGCCAGTATTTATTCATATACATGGTGATTACCCTGAAAATACAACAATTATGAAACCAATTACAAAATTCGACGTCTGGAATGGCACTAAATGGGTAACGGATGTCGATGCTCAGCAGGTAGCTCAATTAGAAGCAGGAGAGCAGAAACGTACCGCATTGCTAGACAATGCAAAAGCAAAGATTAGCCTCTGGCAGACAGAACTGCAGTTAGGTCTGATAACTGATAAAGATAAGGCCAGCCTGATAAATTGGCTGACCTATATTAGAGAATTAAAAACAGTCAAAATTGAGCAGACATCAGATGTCACATGGACTTTGACGCCGGAGGAGTCGGCCAGCTAACGTCAGGAGCCGTCGATACATCGACGGCTTTTATTGCCGACTTATAGTCCATCCAGGTTGATAGTTTCGCCTTGTTACTATCGCTTATATCACCAAGAAAAAGTTCAATCCTCCAGTCAGAGATTGTCTCATCAATACTATTCAAAATATTTTCTCGATGTTTCTCTGCACTTAACATGTCTGCTTCATTTTTAAGTGACAGATCCTCCACCCAGTTTTCACCATTCCATTTACAGAAGTATGAAGCTGGAACTATTGAAGTGGCATTGGTTGGATAATCACCCAATTCAGTTATAATAAATGGCTTTGCTGTTTCAATGTCATAAACAGTTTCACCACGATGATCGTTAATATACTCCCACGCAGAAAGGTCTTTAGTTCTACAAACCACCATGCCCTCTTTTTTCTCTAAAGGAGCATCGATACACGAATTAGCAGGAAGGCCTACTCCTTTAGCAAGAATTTCAGTGATAGTTGAAAGGTATTCACGTGAAACACCATCATAATTACAAACGCTAATTTCCCCAGCGTTAATAGCGATGAAATCCTTATCTAACTGAGCTTTTAACATTACGCAGCCCTCAAAATATAATTGAATGCAATATTGCGCGGTCGGGTCTCTGCCCCACCAGTGTTTTCCATGAAGATATATGTATGGCAGCGATTGCCAGCTTGCCCCGTAATTTCTATTGACTCGTTATTCTGATCAGTAAAAGCAATAAAACTCGTGGTTGGAGTTCCGTATTCGTTTATAAATCTGTGATTATGTGAACGAATTTCGTCTCCTTGGGCAGAGAAGATAGTTCTTGCATTATCGACATTTCTTCCATCATCCCACCCACGAATAAACTCCCCACGTAGATCTGGCAATTTAAGCGACGGGTAAACTTTTGACAGAAGTGGATATGTGGTGGCGCTAAAAGCGGCACCATTACATTTTAACCAGCCTGATGGTGGCATTTCAGACGGCCACGGAACAGGCACCCCAACCGGCAAAGCGGAGCCTTCTCCCAAACCGAGGTTTTTAAGAACCTCCGCCACCAGCCCCGCGTCTTTAATTTCTGCCAGCGCTTTAGCCGTTTGCAGATACTGACTATGGGGATTGGCCGCATCAACGTGCTTCTTCATCACATCGTCGGTGTAGGCTTTCACCTCGATGACTTTGTCATCTACATACTGGCGCGTGGCGAGCACAACCGAAGGGTCAATTTTTAACGTGACGGCACTGGTGCTGTTCACGATCAGGATCATGCGCACGGTCTGAGTACGACCGCTGCCCTCCTGCAGTTGCGGCTTGTAGGTTTCCGCGCAGTTCGCGACGGCAATCAGCACGCCGTCGGCGTCATACAGGCCAATCTCACGGATCCAGAAGCCGCCTTCGCCTTCAGGGATAATCTGTTCAGCGATAATCTGGCTGCTGTTCGCGGCATCCACCTTCAGCGAATTCAGCCCGGCACGGCGCTTTTCGCCCACCAGTTTGGTCTGCGCAGGATCGGGCGTAGGTAAAACACCGCCGCCGTCACCCACCGCCATCTGGGTAATCTGCAGTTGGGTTCCCAGGGCCGCGGCATTGGCCAGCTTTGCCGCGCCCTGATTGGTCAGTAGGGCAAAATATTTCGTTGTCATGCTCTCACTTCCGTCAGGTCAATAAGATGGACCGCTGCGCCGGTGTAACCGGAACCGCCTGCGGTGATAACTTCAGGTGTATAGGGGTAAACAGTAAGCTCATCGCCACTGTAACTGGCGGCCGCAACAGGAACGGTGCCGGTGCTGTCCAGGTTGATGGATAACCCAGTCAGGTGGCGACTCACCGGCTTGGCATCGGCAATCAGCCGCTCCAGCTCGTTGTACATCGCTTCGGTAATACCGGTTTCCAGTACGCCGACATCAAGGCGAAAGGTGCCGGGCGCTTCATTGGTTTGCCACCATTCCTTAATGCGAATCAGGTAGCCCAGTGGCTCCACCACACGGCGCAGAGAGCCAATCGTCCCTTTGTGTTTATGGATATATTCCGATGCAGCAACCACGCTGCGTTTCGTGCTTTCGCTCCAGCCCGAATCCCAACGATCCACCGACCAGGCCCAGGCCAGGTAAGGCAGTAGCTCCACCGGACAGGTCTGCGAATTCCATAACTGGCGCAAAGGAACAGGAATGGATTCCAGCGCTGCGCAGGCTTCAGCCGCGGCAACTTCCAGGGCTGATGAACCCGTTGGCAGCAGGCGTTTACTCATCGGAACCTCCTACCGTGATCTGGTAGCCGGTGCAGAACGCCGCCTGGGTTTTATCCAGCACCACATCGGCCACCGGCTGGGCCAGTTCGACGCGCTGTACACCTTCTACATGTAGCGCGGCATACAGCGCAGACTTGCGAATATCGCGGCCTAAACGTGCCTGGGTGTTTACAAATGCCTTGAGCTTCGCCTCGGATGCGGCACGGATGGGCTCCGCCTCGGGACCGGGATACAAATACAGCGTGGCGTCAACGCGGTAATCCACAATCTGAGCCGACTGGACGGTAACCCGGTCAGCAACCGGACGGACATCTTCGTCATTTAGCGCGGCATTCACGATCGCCAGCAGGTCGCTGCCCGCCGCACCGTTGCCTTCGCGGGACAGCACGGTAATCGTGACGCTGGCGGGAGAGGGGCTGATAGCCGAGGCATCGGCTACGCGGCCATCGGCGCTGCGAGCATGAAATTCGTAAGCACCGGACGGCCCCGCAACACTCAGCCCTTCAAACGCGGCGGCAATGCGGGCGCGGAAGTCTTCATCCCGCTCCATTACCGCCTCAACGGGCGGCGTAGCGGTATTATCCGCCGGCGTCAGCACCAGCCGTGTCACGCCGTTGTTGGCGCCCAGTTGATCCAGATCGCTGCCGTTGGCCCAGGCCACCATCACCGCCTTGGCCGCCTCGTTGATGCGCTGACGCAGAATGACTTCCCGGTAGGCGTTCTCCTGCAGGAGTTTCACCAGCGGGTCGGACTCCAGCGCCAGAACCCGGGCAACCGATGCCTGCTCATCTGCAGGATAGAGCGAAATCAAGGTGGCTTTGCGTTCGGCAAGCAGCGTTTCATAGTCCAGCGTTTCCACCACGTTTGGCGCAGGCAACTGGCTCAGGTCGATAGTAGGCATGATTCAACTCACAGGGACGGTTAACGAAAAATCCTGCGCGGTGTCCGCACGGTTGCCGGTGATTTCCACCACCATCCCGCCGTCAAACGCAGATTCAAAATTAATGGCAGTCAGGCTGATGCGCGGCTCCCACTGCAGGATCGCCATATAACAGGCTGACATGATTTGCAGGCGCAACCTGTCGTTCTGCGGCTGGTCGATTAGCGCCGACAACAGTGAACCGTAGTTACGGCGCATCACCCGCGATCCCAGCGGCGTCGTCAGAATGTCACGGACGGACTGGCGGATATGCTCCAGCTCAACGAGGGTTACGCCTGTTTCGCGGCTCATGCCGGTGTAGCGTGCTGTTGTCATAATGGTGCTCCTGTGGTGCCACCGCTGTCGCCCGGATGCTGGTGCGTATGCAGCACTTTGCCGTTGGAGGCGAAGCTGCCGCCGCTGTGCGACACATCGCCCTTCATGGTGCCGCCCTGGGTCACTTCCAGCGTGGCGGTTTTCAGTAACGTGGTGCACTCCACTTCTGGCGTATCCAGCAGGATTTTGACAGCCGCCTTGATCGTCGCCGTCTGAATCCCTTCGGCTTTCAGCGCGCCGGTTGCAGGCTCGTATTCAATGACCGCACCATCGGGAAAAGAGTAGTGCAGCGCATCGGCAGAGGCCGAGGGCGCCGGGCTGGCGTCAGAGAACACGCCGGGTAACACGAAGCCGCTGTTCAGCTCACCGCCCAGGCTTATGATCAGCACCTGCTCGCCTGGCGACGGCGCATTCCATGAACGGGTTCTTCCCGCCCGGGCACTTAGCCAGTGCAGCCAGTCAGTGGTGTTATCGCCAGTTTTTACCCGGCAGGTTCCCGCCTCCAGATTGATGGCGGCAACGGTGCCAATGCGGACCATGTTGCGCAGCAAGCGCTTGATTTCTAATATTTGCTCGTTCATGGCATTAGTTTCTCGTTGCAGGAGAAAAGCGGCAATCGAATGCCGTTTACCCAGGGATGGCTAAACAGCGCGTCAGCGGATAAGGGTTATCGTTATGTTTTCCATTCGCTGACCAGCTTGCCTTTGATGTACAACTGCCAGGGGCGCTCAACATTTTCCGGCATAGCCGGTTCTGGCAGATGCGTGATGTGTAATGCGCCGTTCTGCTGCTCAACCCAGACGCGTTCGGTCAGTTGCAGAGTGATATTCACCTTACTGCGCCCATCGCCGCTTGCCTCAAGGGTGAAGGTAAAGCCGGTGCGACGTTTCTCATCCGAAACCATGATGTCGGGCTGGTTTTCCCGAAGCCATGTCAGCAGGGGAACCATGATCAGATCGATATCCTCTGCGTAGTCAGTAATCGTGACGGCCAGCTGGAAGTGGTATTCAAACGACAGCGAGCTGGCCAGCGTGGAAACCAGGTTTCCGGACTGAATCGCTATCGTCAGGTTGTCAGGATTTTGCTGAAGCAGCGGAACGCTGTTTATCAGCACCTGGCGTAGTTGGGTCGCTTTCAACATCATGCTGCTCCTGGCACGCTTTAATCATCTCAATCTGCAACCCGCACGATGCGAGCGCAGCCTCTAACTGGCGGTTATCCGCCGCCAAATCACCCTGCGTCTGCAGGTTGTTTTCCGGAATGGGGCAACTTGTCACGCGTGGACAACCAGTCCAGATAATCTCGGGCATTGCTGAAGGCCGGACGGCTGTGCAGCCGGATAACGTCAGCAGGCAAAGCAGCAGCGCTCCAGACACGTAAAGCGGGATTGGCATCGGTTTCTCTTCTGATAATGGTTTCACGATGGAGCGCCTGCGCGCTGGCCTGGTTCTGAAGCAGCCGCAGCGCCGCCTCACGTTTTCGGCTAGCCTGGATATCCGCATCGAGTTGGGCCAGCGCCTTGTCCCGGCTGCTGACGTCAGCCGTCAGCGTACTCACCCTGCGCTGTGCCTCATCCCGTTGATGAGTCATCACGCTAAGGCGCCAGCCGGTTAAGCCCAGGGCAATAAGCAAAATGGCGATCGCCAGTGCAACCAGTCGCATCATGCCGCTCCTTTTAAACACCACGCCATTTCGCGCTGGCGACGGTTATCCAGGCCCGGGTTGTAGGTGCCTTTGACATATACCCAGCGCTTAAGCTGCAGGCAGGCATCGTGCCAGCGGCCGCTGTTGATCAATCCCGCCAGCGTTGAGTGACAGGCGGCGTGCACGCCAACGTTAAAACCGAATGACACCACCGCGTCATAAACCTGGAACGGCATTTCACGTGGCATGCACTGGTCGATCCCGCGTTCAACGCGCATCACGTCGTAAACCAGGTTTACCGCGGCCTGGCGCTCGTTCACCACGCTGGTCGTGGTAACACCTTGCGTGTGACCAATGCCGTTGGTCCAGACGCCGGCGCTGCACTGATAGGGCGAGGTGCGGCAGCCTTCTGCATCGGCAATCAGCTTCAGGCCGGCTTCAGAGGTTTTCAGCATGTTGATTTGCGGTAGCAACGCGGCCAGGGCCAGTACGGCCGCCACGGCGCAACGTTTAGCGGTCTGGCTCAAAGTTAAGCCCCTGTAAGTTGCGCTGCTGTAGCTCGTAAGTTTTGCGACGGTAGTGCCAGTTGATAAAAAACGTCGCAACGTTGGTGCACATGGTCAAAACGGCGACGCCAGAGCCAACCATAAAGGCGATATCCTGCGGTGTGTGACGTCCAAACCACATCAGGACGATCCCGATGAGGTAATTAATCAGAGAACTGATTTTTTCCATTGGCGCTAATCCCACAGATTGAGGGTTTCACCCGTGGCCGCCTGAGGCAGCTCCGGTAACACCACTCTGCATCCGTGCGGTAATGTTGGGCCTTGTTCTGCCAGGCCAGGATTGGCGGCATAAACCTGTTCAACCGCCTGCTGCGTGCGTCCGTAGTAACGCCAGCAGATCTCATCAACGGTTTCTTCCTGTTGTGCGTAAATCAGCATTGATTGGCCCCTTATGAGCGTAAAAGCCATGGTCGAGTAGGCGATAAGTTGAGAACATCCGCTGTCGTGGTGACAGGCAATAAAGGCCCCGTTGGCCAACAGAAACCTGTTCAGAGAATTGCACCGTCGGGCCACCAAACCGCCCTGAAGCCGAATCCGGATAACCCGGATACGCGATGTGCATTGGCCTTCGCGCAGAGCGATCCAGAGATTGCTGTGCCTGCCGCTTGTCAGAAGTAGTGTGTGCCTCAGCAGGCGCTTGCTCAACGCAAGGCCGTCCGCTCAAGGCTGGGCGGGCAGAGGGTTACACCCTGGATGCGGGCGCCGATGGAAGGGTCGCGAAAGCGCTGGGATGACGTGAGCGTATTTGCTTTCACAGCGACGACCGGGAGAGGTCGTAAGCCAGCAACAGGAAAGGGGCAGTAACCAAAAGATTGCCGCGAACGCTGACAGGAAAGCGGCCGGGATAACGTTATTCAGTAAAGGTGGGGGAAGACTACGCCTGGCGAACAGGGGTTGCTGCAAACGCCTGCAGGCAGCAGATGCCCCGCGTTTTCGGTCGGTCATGACGCAATGTCAGCGATAAAACGCACTGGCGCGGTTTTGCTGTTGCCCGCACCTGAACCCTCTCATCCGTTAAGATGGCTCAGGCAACGGACAACCGTCCTGATGTCACAGTGAACGCGTCGCCATCATGATTTTTTTAAAGGCGTCGCCGCAAAGACAACAGAAAAGTGGTTATCGGAAAGGGTGTAGTTCGCAGCGATTTCAGCGATCAAATTTAACGCGATTTCCCTGTCACGCTCCCGGCAGGCTCCTTCACTGGTAAGCCTGGCGATAAGTTCGACGCGTTCAAGCATGACTCGCTCATGTAATTCATTTCCCACAATTCCCTCCCCCAAATAAATACTGTACATACATACAGTAGCATAGCATTCGTTAACTGTGGAAGCGTTTTAAGATAGTTCGTAAAAAATTATATCATGTTGATAGGCATCAACTTTTGTTGTACTGCCTGCCAGACAGGTGAAGGCACACTTACGCCAGAAGCGTAAGAAAAATCAATAGATTTTCTTCATTTACCTATCCAAAACAGCAGGTTTTCACTCCGCCTTTTCGTCACGTCAGGGCGAAAAAGAAATCCTCATCGTTGGCTGGGCCGCAGGAGAAGCATCGCCTCTGTCGTCGCCTGAAACAGGGCCAGGAATGCGTAAAGGCGAAGCCCGGCAGATAAACCTGGAAGCCCTTTCGCCTTGGTGACCTCTGCGCCACGGATCTGTGCGCAGATCGCCAGATACCTCACTTCCGGCATAAAAACGGCTTACGGGATCCGTACAGTTATTAACAGAACTCCAAGACAACGAAGCGGACTGGCTTTTTTCGTCGCCCGCATCTTCAGCACGTTTGGGCACCAGCTTCCATAGCTTTAACCGCGTCAGGACTGGCGTATCAGCACCAACGGCAGTGGCGTAAACGCCTTTAATTGACTGGATTTCCTCACTAAACGCATTACAGCTTTCGGCGGGCTGGTACCAGGTGCGCACCACAAGCGCGTCGCGTTTAACGAACGGGCCGCCCTGGGCATTGATGTAGTCGGCCCATTGACCGGCATCGGCCGCATCGTGCACCGCGGCGAATTCCACGCTCAGGCCATGCGCGGTTTCGGTGTCCGCCATGCGGCGAAGTTCGCGATAAACTGTTACGGGCGCACCTCCAATAAACTGAAACTGGCGGATGTGCCAGCGAGCTGCCCATGCCGACACCGCCATCGCCGTCTCCCTTAGCGGTTTACCGCTCTCGTTATCCCGCTCGCCCTCTAGCGCATAGCCGTCAATGTTTTTAGAAACATATTTGGCAACATAGCCGGTCGCGCTGCCTTTCGCCGGATCGATCGCTTCGACGTGAAAACGGGCTTTGCGCGCCTTTGCGCTGTCTAGTTCCTCACTGTCCTGCTGGCAGGCGTAATGGCGCAGGATCTCGTCTACGCGGTTAACGTCTTCAGGGCGCATAAACATCAGCAAATGCCAGTGGGGCGTGCCATCATGATGCGGCTCCGCAACCCGTAAACCAAAAATGCTGATCTTTTCACGGTGCAGTTTGGCCCGCACTTTTTGCCAGAGTGAGCAGAGATAGCGCTGTGTTTCGGCCGGGCTGGCCCCCGTCCATTTAGCGTTACGGTGACCACTCTGCAAGGTCGCGTGATAGCGTGACGGCGCGGTTAACGTGTAGAAGCAGGCCCGAAAGCCCATATCCTGACAGATGGTTTCGAAGCCACGAATACGCGTCATCAGTTCAGCACGACGAATAGCCGGATTGGCTACGCTGCCGTCGTATTTTTCAATCAGGCTGATGCGGTTGCCCTCTTCATCCTCCAGATCCATTCCCTGGAGGAAATCACGGGTACGGCGGCGTTGCTCACGCCATTCCGCTACGGCCATAAGGCTGGCATAAGGGGAATGCGTTTTACTGACGTTCGCCAGGGCGATATGCAGATGTTCACGCCAGAAGGCACTGATACGGCGCAGCTGGCCTTTCCACCATTTTTCCGCCTGCATACGCAGAATGGCCGAGGTCACCGCTTCAGGGCAGAATACGCGGGCGCTGACGGTTTCCCATAAAGGCGGCGTCTGACCCAGCTCACGGGTGATCACCGCCGCGGTCATATACAGTCTGTGGGTATAACGGTAGTCCGTATCGGTTTGGGCGTGAGTGTGCAGTTGCACCAGCTCCGCGTGAATGAAATGCGCGATATCCCCTGCCAGCACATCAGTGTCGGCACGGGACATATCCGCAAGGCGGTTAAAGCGTTTCATCAGTTCCCACAGCGTGCCGGCGGCTCTGGCTGCCCCCTGCGGGCAGGACATGCTGCGGGTCAGCTGTGCGACAACGCCCGTGCGCATATCATGCAGTTGATAACGTCGGTTAACAGCGTCAACACGTGGCAATGTGCGCTCAACAAAGGTTTTTGCTAAGTAGGCATTGGCCCGGGCTGTTCCCTGCTGCTGTTCCAGACTGGCAAGACGACGCTTCACGTCCATCTGGACAATGCCGGGCTGGGCACAAAGAATTTTCTGTCCGTGCAACCACGCCGCAATCTGTCGATGACGGTGCTGCTGCTGGTCATGGGTCAGATACGGGCTGGCTATCGCCAGCCGCGGGGCATTCCACGGGTAAGCGAACGACATCATCGCGTATTCCCGTAGTGAAGACGTGCTCTCAGCTCGCTCAACTCCTGACAGGAGAGGCAGCGGGTCACGCCCTGCAGCGCACGACGGCGCGCTTCAGGAATCGGTGCGTCGCACTCTTCACAGAGCGAGGCGCCGATCGCCACAGGACGTTGCGTAACCTGCGCGATATTTTGCGCCAGGATTTCCTCGCTGCGCTGCTGCGCAATATCGATTGCATCTGCCATTAGCGCATCTCACCTGATTCGTTTTCATAACGCTCAGCTTCAGATCGCAACAGCTCTGTTGCTTCGATGCCGTTTAGCGTCTGCCGCGTAATGTGCGCTGCCATCGCACTCAGCCGCTTCGCCACGGCCAGCGCACAGGCTTTACGCTCATTATCGAGCAGTTTATTGAGGGTAAAGGCCATGGCGTCGTTCATTGGATGTGTCTCGGTATTCATCATTTCTCTCCAGATTTTGGGCAAAGGCATGCCCGACGGGTTTACGTCATCACTTCAGGGGTGATTTATTTATTCAGGCAGAAAGCAGTCAGCCGTTGAGAACTGACGCGGCAACATGTTTCCCCAGCGGGCCAGCTTATTCATTGCTAAAATGATGTGCTCACGGCGCGCCTGGTCAAAAAACTGGAAAGGCCTGCCAATGTCTTCCAGCCTGAACATGCCCGGGCAGTCGCGGTTAGCCAGGGTTAATACACAAAATTTAAAGTCATCATTTTGACGATTAAAATAGCGAAGCGATGGGTTTCGATTGTGATCGCGCAGCAAGCGCCAGTGCTGTCGAAACGCATCAAACGTCATTTTTTCGCTGTGGCAGTCTTGCTCTGCGGTGAAACGTGGCCCGGCAGATGACTGACTGATGACCTGGACGGTGCGGTTCATAGGCTCCTCCGAAAACGTTGCAGCGGGTTTTGACGATTCAATACCCTCATCGTTGTTACAGTGACGTTTTACTGGCGGCGGATTCGCGCCTGTCTCATCCATGACGCTCGTTAAGCATTAAGCGAAACGGCAGGTGCGCAGACGGTTTCCCCCCAGATTGCCCCGGACAGGGCGCGTTGCTGCGCCAGCCGCGGCCTGAGAGCGCTTTCGACCCTGAAAGCGCGCTTTTACACGCCTCTCCACGTGCGCTGAGTGCATTAGCCCTGCATCTCATTGCGACAATAAGGTTCTGGCTTGATGATTGTAAAAATGAGCCTCATCAGGCAAAATCCTGAGTTATCAGATAAAGCCGCACCCTGTTGCATCATTCAAAGGCTAACTTAAACTGGAGGATACTTAGACTAAATCTAAGTGTCAATAAAAATGAGCGTTTATACTAATTTCAAATTTCCGAACTCGAGCGCAGAAGCTCTGGATCGCGTTGTCGATGCCTACGGCTTTACCATGAAAATGCAGCTTGCAGATCACCTTGGAATTGCAGCAAGTAGCCTGTCTGCACGCTATAAACGTGATGTTTTTCCTTCAGATATCGTTTTACAGTGCGTGATGGAAACGGGCGCAGACCTGCAATGGTTGATCACAGGCAAAGGCTCAAAATTCTCTGAAAGCAAACCCGACACGCCCACGCTGGTTAGAAAAAAGCTAATCAGCGGCAAAATCGAGGAAGCGGGTTATGTGATGCTGGATAAAGCGCTATACGCGCCATTGAAACAGGAACCGCGCAGTGCTTTCTTACTGTTGGCGGAAACCACCCAGTACATCATCGATACCGATTTTGAAGATATGCATGACGGCGTCTGGTTGGTCGAAATTGAAGGAACCGCCAGCGTCAGGACGCTAACGCGCATTCCGGTCAGGAAGGTGCACGTCAGCGGCATCGGCGTAGCGTTTGATTGCGGGATTGATGATATCAGGCTGATTGGCCGCGTGGTTCTGACGATTCAATAA